ACCACCGGCTCGCCTGCCGCAGCGGCCAGCCCGCCCTCGACCGCCTGCCCGTCGATCTCGCTGCCCGGCTGCTGCTGGGCCAGCACGTCGGCTTCGCTTGGCTGCTCACCCAGCGTGCCCATGTTGAGCGGGCGGTAGCGAACGTCGCCGCCTTCGACCGGGTCGAGGTTCTCGGTCGCTCTGATGTCGTTCGTGCTGACGACGCCGATGTCCCACATGGCCCGGTAGTACGCCGACCGGCTGGCGGCATCGCCACGCAGCAGGCCACGCACGTCGAACTCGATCAGATAGCGGTCGTCTTCCGCGATCAAGTCCCGCATGAACGCCGACTCGAACCGCCGCAGCCACGGCATGATGCAGTGAGTCACGAACGCGATGTCGCCATCCGGCGTCGCGGGGCCGATGCCAAGCAGATGCCCAGGTACGCGGAACAGCCGGGCAATCTCCTCAAGCTGGTAGCGGCGAAGCTCGATGAACTGGCTGTCGGTGTTGCTGCTCTGCGGAATGTCGTAGGGCTTCAGCCCGCCGGTCAGCACCGCCGTGTTGTGCGAATTGCCGACGCCGCCGTGACGCCGATCCCACTGCGACCGCAACGCCTCGCGGGCTTCCGCGTTCAGTTGCCCTTCTGTCGAGAGTACAAAGCCAGGGCGGGCACCGGCCGCGAAAAAACGAGCCCCGTGCAACTCACACGCCCTGGCAAGTGCGATGGCGTCCTTGCACTCCGCGACGACGCTCATCCCGTTCACGCCGTCATCGGACGGGCCGCGAATCTGGAGGATCGCGTCATCGGCGTAGACGGTCTCGGTGCCCTTGTCTTCGCGGTACTTGTACCGCAGCTTCCCGTTCTCGATCCGCTCCACCTTCATCCGGCTCGGATGCAGCGGCACGATCTGCCCAGCCTTCAACTCATCGAAGGCGTCGCCCCACAAGCCGACGTGGAACACCGACTGCTCCCGCCACTCGAAGCTCGTCTGCCACCCGTTCGGCTGGCTGTGCAGTTGCCGGTAGAGCGGTAGTTCGCGGGCGATCCGCTTTCCGCCCCCAGCCGTCCGCTCCAGCACATGCAGCGGCAAACCCGCCACCGTCTCGGCGATCACGCGCAGGCAGGCGAATACCGCCGCGACTTGGTGGGCGTTGTTCTCGTCGATACGCACGCCAGCGGACGAACGCGAACCAGAGTCCTCATCCCACATGCGCTCTTCGCCGGGAAGCCAGAGGATGCGGTTGTCGGCGATCATAGGAAGAAGATGTCAGGCGTGTTCGCTGGCTGCTGCTCGCTGCTCGTCCATGCCCCGATGGCTTGGCACAACGCGACGATGCCGTCGATTCGCTCCGTTGACTTGGCCTTGCTCGGGAAGATGTTGCCGTAGCGATCCTCGTGGACAGCGACGTTGCCAGCGCACCACGACAGCACAGGGTGGCCTGCGTGGCGGATTTTCCCGTTGCTGATCAAGTTCTCCAGAGCCTTCGCAGGCGCGCTCATGGCGCGACCGCCCTGCGGGAATCCTCGCACCTCAACCCCGTCCCCTTGCAGCATATTGGCGAGCATCTGCCCGTTGAACTTCAAGTCCACCGCTAACTGCCGCACGCCGTACTGGCTGCAAATCTCGCCAATGTCGCGGTGTAGCACGGTGTAGTCAGTGACGTTGCCGTCAGTGGCACGAATGTGCCCGTCCCGAATCCAGTCGGTGTACGGCACCTTGTCCCGCTGGCTCCGCTCGACGGCGTTCGTCTCGGGAATCCAGAAAAACGGCAGCACGTCGATGCTGCCATCCTCGGGGTCTGGGCAGACCAGCACGAGGGCCGAGAGGTCGTAGGTCGTGGCGAGGTCGAGGCCGGCGTAGACGGGCCGCGTGCCGAAGTCGTGGAGGGGCAGGGAACCTTGCTGCCACGTTTCCGGCGACAGCCACCGCACGTCGGAGGAAGTCCACGTATTGAGCCGATAACGGAGAAACGAGTTGAGCTTGGTCGGCGACTGCTCGGCTTCTTTGGCGTCGAGGGCGAAGTCGCCCGGCTTGATCGTCACGCCCCACGACGGGTTCGCCTGAGGCCACACGTCTGGGTCTTTCCAATCGGCGTCCTGCTCCATCTCGTAAATGCAGGAGAAAAACGTGGGATCGTGCCGCCAGTTCGCTGCGACTGCCTTGGCGTACTGGTACTGCTCATAGCAGATGCCCTTGCGGTCGTAGCCTGCCGTCGTGATGGAGCAGAGCAGCGGCTGCTCGCGGGCCGCGCCACCGTAGCGGAGTGCGTCCCACAGGCGGCGGTCTTTTTGGGCGTGAAGCTCATCGAACAAGAGCCCGTGGATATTCAAGCCTTCCGCACGGAACGCGTCGGCAGACAGCACGCGATAGAACGACGCCTCTTTGCGGTACGCAATCGTGCGGCGGGAGTCGATGACCTCCAGCACGCGGGAAAGGTTGGGCGAGGCCCGCACCATGCTCGCGGCCTCGCGGTAGACCACCGAGGCTTGCTCACGATCCGCAGCCGCCCCGTACACCTCGGCCCCGTTCTCGCCGTCCATGACGAGCAGGTAGAGACCGATGCCAGCGAGCAGCGTGGACTTGCCAGACTTCTTGGCCGTCGAGATGTAGGCCACGCGGTAGCGGCGCGTGTTGTCGGCCAGCCGCTTCCAGCCGAATAACTCGCCGATCATCACAGCCTGCCACTCAAGCAGCGTGAACGGCTGGCCTGCGTGCTTGCCCTTGGAGTGCCGCAGCCACTCCTCGAAGAATCCGATGGCGTGCCGCGCGGCTTCGGGGTCGAAGTAGTAGTCAAGCCCCTGGCGAACGGCGTCGCTTTGCAGCGTAGGCGGCAACCGGGTCTGAATCTTCGCTGCCATTCGTCGTTGACACCTGTGACCTGCTGCTCGGCGTCATGCCGAACTCTTGCTCGATCCGCAGCATCGCAGCGTGGTGGCGGTGCATCTGCGTCGCCCACGGGGCGACCTGCGTGTACTTGATGCGGAGCCTGCCGTCGGTGCGGTTCGGGTCTGGCTCCCAGTGCGTGTACTCCTCGCCGCCGACCTTCACTTTCTCATAGCAGTCAAAATACAAAACCGTCTCGATGCAGTACCGCGTCAGCGTCGGCACGTCGGCCTCGGTCAGCACTCGCATCCGCGCAAGCGTCTGCACCGCTTCTTTCCAGACTTCGATGCTCTTGCCGTCGAGGGTCTTCGGCGGAGGGAAGTCCTGCGGCATGAGGGCAGGCGTCGGCTCGTCGGAAGGCAGCGAGTCCTTCGACGGGTTGCCGCGAATGTATTTCAGAATCGATGGTTCGGGGGCGGGTCCGCGCTTGCCCATTGTGTTCACCAAGGAGGGGGAGGTGCGAAACGGCGTGTCGCGGAGATGACGGCGGCTTCGCACGCCAAAATCTGTTTGTTGTTCAGCGTTCTCTTCAGCACAACATGACTGCCACGAGGCCATCCAGCTTTATCCGCGATGCGGACCAAGGATGGATATGTTTTCACAAGGTGAGCAGCCTCTTTGAGTTTCTGTGGCATCCGCTGTTCGATGCTTCCGTATGCCCCGGAGGTGTATCGCTTGCAGTCTGGTAGCACCCACTGATTCACGACCACGCATCCGAACCGCTGTATGTTGCGTGCTGTCCAGCACAGGTCGTCGATGAGTTGCGCGTTCGCGTCGAAGCGGAGCGATGTTTTCTTCACGACCCACGCTCGCCCGTCAGCAAGAACGTTGAACCTCCACTTCGCGTCGCGAAAGACCGGATTTGATATGCCGCAGAATCCGCCGAGGTTGGCCCCGACGCCTTCGCAGGCCGCGACCGTTTCGTGAGCGCGCCGCATAAACTGACTGAGCGGAATCTCCTTGGCGAAGACCCCTTTGAACTGCGATTGGTTGTCCATCGAAATGCCGAGGCGAGTGGACTTCCTCGCGTCGTAGTCACGCAGTTCCGTGACGGACTTCAAATCGTCAACAAAGAACACCGCCCACTCGCCATCGTCCATCATGTCGAGCGCGGCGTTCCGATTGTTTGCCAGCCCCTTCGGCTGTTGTGTGGCTACGATGTTCTCCTGCTTGACCCTGCCGCCATCGACGAACCGCCTCCGCGACTCCTCGCTGTGGCACAGAACAACGTGAGGGACGTTGCTCTTGTCGAGCATCAGCGGCGTGCTGATCGAGTCGTACCGGTCATATGTGAAAACGAATGCTTTCATGATCGATGCAGCGACTCCCCTCGCTTGCGGTTCTTTGCCCACTCGACTTCCGCTTTGGCGTCCTTGCAGTGGATCATGTTCTCGCGGTAGTAGAAAACGAGCGTGATGCGTTCGTAGCCGAGCCTCATCCGCGTGAACGAAGTGTTGCTGTGCCACTCATGCACGTCCGCGAGGCACAGGCAGCCGTGGCCGAAGTTGACCGCGACGCGGTAAGCCGGGAACACAAGGTACGCCCCGTCGTATTTGTCGTTCCGAAGGCACGACATGACGCCGAAGCCAGAGGCGAGGTCGCCAGCGTCCTTGTGAGTCGCGGTCTGGAAGTTCTTGTTGACCGTGACCGTTGTGAACGTGCTTTGCGGAATCACCCAGTCGGAAGCCGTGCGGTTCGCGTATTCGCGTTGCACCGCCCACCGGTCGGGCATGAACTCTCGGAACCCTTCGTCAGCACGTTCGATGTACGGCAGGAACTTTCTCCACGCTGCGGCCTGCGAAATGAGGAACGACGTTTGTCGGCAAAATGGGAACCTCGCGCTACGGTCGAAGAAGCCGATGATCCCGCTTTCAACCTCGCCGCCGCGGGTTGTGTTACTGACCGTGCCGTCTTGCTTGATCGTGCGGAAGTGTGTTTTTGAATGTGCTTCGATTGGCCGGTGCGTGCCGAGCGAGGCTTGCTTGATGTCCCCCGCCGCCATGCCGCGATTGTTTGTTTTGGTCGCAGACTTGCGGCACGCTGGAAGCACCGACCGGCACAACTCGTCGCCGAACCAACGCGGACGGTACTTGACCAGCGGCGTTCCGTCGGGCTTGAAAACGTCGCACGGTTCATCGCCGCCGAGCAGGTGGTCGTAGTGCGAGTCGTCGAGCTTGGTTCCCGCGAGGTGGTCGGCCGGGAACTTCTCCTTACAGTGATGCACGTGCACGGCGAACCGCCTCCAGAACCGTGTCTGTGATGTTCTCGGTCTCGTACTCCCCGGCGAGTTTGGTGCAGGCGTCTTGGAACTCGCCGATGTTCGACTCGTCGAGAAACAACTGCACCATGCGGACGCCGCTCGGTGGCGGCTCGTCTGCGGCATCCTCGTCGGGCTGCACGCCGTCGTCATCGCCAATCGTCGTGCTGAGTTCTTGATATAGCCCCGCCTCGCTCGCGGTGCTGGCAAGCATCTTCTGCAACGCCTCGCTCCCCGTATTCACGTTGCGAAGCAACTCATCCAACTTAGCCGCATCGCTATCCGCCATCGCCGCGAGCGGGTCGAGGGTGGCAAGGAGCTTGTCGGCCTCGGCCTCGTTCACGTCGAGGACAAGCACCGGCACGTCGCCGTCGCCAAGCGTCTCGGCACGAAGGTGCCCGTCGATCAGCATGAGCGAGCCGTCTGGCAACTCGCGGGCGAGGCAGGCGTCGGCGAGGCCGACCTCGGCCAAGACGCCCCGGAGGGCGTCCTGCTGGGCCTTGGGGTGCGTCCGCCAGTTCTTCGGGTTGGGTCGGAGGTCGCTGGCAGGCACCATACGGAGCGATTTAACGCGGTTTCGGATGTTCATGTAGGGGAACTATTGGCTAGGGTGAAACGGGCCTTAGAACGCAAATGCGGGGCTCGTAGAGGGGGGGGCCGAAAACCCCCGGCGGCGCACGCGGGGCGTTACTTCTGGTTTTGCTCGTTGGGGGTTTGGGCGGCACCCCCCCCTAGGGGGTGGCCTTCTTATATATGGGCTCCCTCATCGTGCCAGGGGCGTCAAGAAGTCCACGTTCATCCGTAGAGGTTGGTTTTCCGGCTATGGCACGAGGCACAGAGGCACTGGCCGTTCTCGACCTCGTAGCGGAGGTCTGGCCGCACCTTGACGGGCACGATGTGGTCAGCGTGGGCCTCACGCTTCTGGCCGCACACCCGCCCGCAGTCGCGGCAGGCGTAGCCATCGCGGAGCAGGACCGCCTCCCGCCACGCCTTGTGTCGCTGCGAGCAATAGCCCCGAGCCGCAGCGTTGGGTCGAGCCTCCAGGCGTCGCACCTTCGCGGTGCCGCGTGCTGGCTTCCACATCTCGATCCGCTGCGGCATCTGCTAGCTCTTGAGGCTGACAATCCCTGCCGTGCCGGTGCTGTTCGTGGTGGCCGAGATGATCTCAAGGTAGGGCACCGCGAACACCTCATCGGGAAGGGCGTACATGCGACCCACCGCAGTCGAAGGAGCCAGCGCGACCGTGGCCGGCGAGCCGTCGGCCTTGAACAACTGACGCCACGGGCCGGTGTCGCTCGACGCCCCCCACATCTGGAGCGAGGTCGCGTTGGTGCTCATCGTGCCGAACTCGACAACTCCGCCCGCGAAGTCTTCCATGCGAACCGTCGTGGCGAGCACGGTGCTCGTGTGCAGCGTGATCGGGATGTCACGCGACCGGCGGCGAATCTTAATCTCGGACATGGGTCTGCTCCTGGGTAGGCACGGGTCAAGCCCGCAACGCGGCCTCTCGCCTCAAGGTAGCCCAGCGGGGCGTATGCCTTGCAGGGGCCTAAAGTCCCGCCGCCTCGTTCATGTCTGCCGCCGGGTCGGGCGGCAGCAGGGCGACGGCGTCGGCCCACGGGATCACCTCGACCGCGGCCATGAGGACGCTCTTGTCGGCGGCCTCCCACATGGCGTGCAGCCAGCCGCCGGGTTCTATGGCCGTGAGGATGTCGGCCGAGAGCATCAGCCGACCGTCGATCAGCGTCCTGGGCATGGGCACGCAGTCTGGCCGCCCGTATTCTGCGTGCAGTTCCGCGAGCCGGGCCGCGAGTTGCGGCGTGAACACCAGCGCGTATTGGCTGGCGTCAGCGTACAAGATCGGCAGCGTGAGGTCGCCTAGTGTCATGCTCGCCCCAGTGCGGTATTGAAGGCGATAACGGCGCTTGAAAACGAAAAGGCCTGTGCGGCATTAAGGCCGTTGCCGATGGAGTACATACGAAGACGGGCAGATGTGTACTGGCCGATCGCGTTTGCGGTATTGGTTGCTGCAAATGCTGGTATTTGCGCGTTGCTTGTTTGTGTGGACGCGGTTCCTGCTGCCCCAACTACAGCGAGAGCGCCGCCGCGATATACGGCGGTTGACGTGCTAGATGTTCGGGTTCCAATAAGATGCGATTCTGCGGTGTCGCCAGCGTGCGCGAACAACGCTTGGTTTGTGAAAGTAGACCGAAAACCGCGACTGGCCCCCCCTCCGGTGGTAATGTCCATCACAAACACCAGATTGCCAAGCCCAAGAAACGTCCCGAGCGCCATCCTGTCGTTCACCGCCGTCTCTATCGATGTGCCACTAAACGAAAGATGTGTGCTGCTAGCGCTTGGGATGTTGTCGTAATTGAAGCCAGTGGCGAGGTGCTTGGTGGAGCCGTTACCTTTTAGGCCGCCGCCCGCTCCGGTTTCTTGGTAGTCGCCGGCGACGAAATTAAAGTTTCCGTCGATTGCGTTCCCAAGCTGCGTTCCGCCTTGCGATGCGCCGCAATAGAGTGGCGTTCGCACGGCAACGAGGTTCGGATCGGAATTCCCGCAAAACAAATTGAGCCGCAGGAACCTATCGCGGATTCCAGCCCTGTCGATTGCATGACAGAACGACGATACTGCCCGCGTAGTAGCGAGCGACACAGAGCCTCCGCCAGCGGACGCGCGTCGCACCCAGTCGATAGCCTCAGGGTGCAAGAACTGATCCGGCATCGGGAACGGGATAGGCCCGCCCCGCAAACCATACGGCATCGGCGGCGGCGCGTAGCCGCTGGTCAGGATGCCTGGATTCACAGGTCCGCACCAAGGGCCGTCACGTCGATCGACTCGGCGTTGTGCGTGCTGACGCGGATCGACCACGACGCATTCGGCAAAACGAGGTTGTTGTACGTCGTCGAGACGCGCGTGCCCTTGACGCTCGCGGACACGGTGGCGGCGGCGATGCTGACTTCGTCGAAGAAGTAGAAGGTCGAACCGTCATAGAGGAAGATTCGCACCATGCCCGCCGTCGTCGTCACGCGGGCCTGAACCACAAGCTCGGCGATCCTGGTGCCGGTACTCGCCCCGGTAATCAGCGTGGCAACGGTGCCACTTCCATCGCGGTTGGTGTTCGCGGTAGCGACGTTGACTGACGCAATGCGGGGCGTGACTGCGAATGCTGGATCGGCGGCCATGATGACTCCTAGCGGAAAGAAGACCAGTTGAAGACGTTGACGGCGGCACGGGCACGAGCGGTCAGGCGGGCGTTGTTGAGCGTGCCAGTGGTCAGGTCGCTGGCCGAGTTGCTGCCAGCCGCACCCCATGATGGTGTCGCAGATGCGCCGTTGGAGATGAGCGCTTGCCCCGCGCTGCCCAGCGCCAACTCCACTACCTCTCCCGAGCCGTTGCTATGAAACACCCGCCACGCCGTCGCCGTGTGGTCGCTGGTGCTCGTGATCGCGTGGCTGCGGTCGTGAAGTTGGGCGTGGGTGTGGTTACCGAGGGCCACGGTGGTCGATGTCGTGCCGGTCGGGATGCGGTCGATGGACAGGCTGCCCGACGTGATGTCCGAGGCTGCGTGGGTGTGGGTTGCGCTTGCCGCCCCGATGTCAGCCGGAGCCAAGGCGTCAGTTCCGCCGGTCGAGTGACTTGCTTTGTGGGCCGTCGGCGTCCTCGCGTCAGTGAGCCGCGAGTCGCTGGACACGACGGCGTCGGTGATGCCGTAGCCAGAGAGCGTCGTCGGCGTCGAGGTGATCGTCGACCACGCCTGGTTGTGGGCTGACGGCGTAAACGTGCTCGGCACGTTCGTCAGCTGCGTGTAGTCCGTCGTGCCGGCTGGGCCGGCTGGTCCCGTCGATCCCGACGGCCCTTGCTCGCCGGGATCACCCTTGTCTCCCTTCGCTCCGGCACTGCCCGTGGCTCCCGCCGGCCCCTGGGCTCCCTGCGGCCCGGCCGGACCCTGCGGACCAACGCTCCCGGCAGGCCCGGTAGGCCCGACGCCGCCGCTCACGCTCACGTCGACCTGCGTCTCGCCGACGGTCGCCGTGATCTGCTGCCCGCCGCTGACGTTCGCTTGAATCGTCACTACAGCACCTCCACGAATCCGGTGAGGGCCGTGCGGGTGGCGTTGTTCTCAACCCACGTCATGCGCCACCCGTATGTGCCACGGGCAAGGGCGGCCGTCTGCGTGTCGGTCAGCGACACGCTGACCGTGCCCGCAGTGGCCGAGACGAACGACACGGTGAGCGGCTGCACCTCCGAGCCCGTGACGAGCGAGGTCATGCCGGCCGTGACGGTGTAGCCCGACATTGAGATCGAGAAGTCGATGAGGGCCGAAAAGTCGTCGGAGCGTGCGAACGACAAATTCAGCGAGCCCGGTGTCTGGTCATACGATGGCATACGTCACCCGTTCGGGAATGGTGCGGTGGGAACCGGGAAGCTCTCGCCGGAGTAGCGGGCGACGCCCTTCGTGATGCGCAACTCGTCGAGGTAATACGCCTCTCCGTTGAATCCGTTAACCCCGGATGAGCCTTGGCCGACCAAAAGGTCGCCGTAGTCGATGGGGTTAAAGCTGTACGACTCGATGGCAATTCGCTCGCCGCCTAAATAGAAGCTCAAAGTTTCTGCGGCGTCATCGTGGACCCATGCCACATGCACCCAGGTGGACAGCGTGTAGTCGCCCGAGTGTTCGGCTATGGGGTCGTTATTTGTTCCAGCAGCCCGCATCGTGATTGATCCTTCGCCAACGCCCAGCTCAAAAGACCAGCGATTCGGGTACTGTCTGCTTCCGCCGCTACCACCACTCAGAACCGCGTACAGATCCCCGGAGTGGTCCTGGGCAGCATAAAACCACGCCTCGATCGTGTATGAGCCGCTAGACAGGTCGCCTGGGGCGTTCAAGTAATTAGACACCGGCCCAAACAGCCCGCTGGCCCCGCCGAACTTGCTTTGCGCCGTGCTGATCGTCGGGCTGCCGTTCGTCGTGATGGCAAGATCGTTCGACGACGAGTCCACGAACGACGGGCCGTCGAAGTGCAGCAGCAGTTCGACATTGGCCCAGTACGGATCGCCGGCCGCACGCCGCTTCGGCCGCATCAGTCGTGGGTCCATCGGCATGGCCTATTCCTTCTCGACGGTCGCCCGTGGCTGCAACGCATAGAGCAGCCGCGTCTGCTCGGTGATGGCTTGGCTGATCTCGCGTTGCGTCTCGCCCAGTTGTTTCACGAAGGCCCGGTGTTCCTCGACGAGCGGTAGCAGGACGTCATTCCGCAGTATCCAGCCAGCCGCAACCGCCACGAGCACCGGGAAGCCCCAGCGCTCGATGATCGAGTGGAGAGTGCTGCCGACCTGTTCGCTCGTCATCGCGTCAACTCATGGTGCCAGACGGTCATCAGTGCCCGGTTCGCCCTGCGGTCCAGCCACCACTTCACCAGCCACTGTACGGCAGCGACCGCGACGGCTTGCAGGAGGATCACCCACAGGAACCCGTATTCCGTGGCGTCCTTGCCGCTGGCGACTTGGTGGCATCGCTTGATGTGGCCGAGCAGCGCCGAGACGTAGACCTGCCGCTGGGCGTTGTCCTGGCAGGCGTTGAGATATTCGCCCTCCCAGTTCTGCACGGCGAGTTCGACGATGTCGTCGATCGTCTCGCGGCCCACAAGCCGCTTGCGGAGCGGCGGGAGTGCGGCCCAGCACTGGGATTGGAGGTCGGTGAGGGTCACGGCTTGCACCCCTCGACGCAGACGCTCTTGACGGCCTTGCCGGTGCCTTTGCAGATGGGGCAGACGGTGACGATCCGCCCGTCTCCGAGCTTGCCCGTGCCGTCGCAGTTCTCGCACTTGTCCGATTTCGGGGCCGGGGCGATCTCGTGCCGCAGCTTGACCACCATGCGTGCCGTCTCGCAGGCGAGGTCAGCAGTCACTCCGTGGTCGCCCGGCAATGAGGCGACGCAGCCGACGAACACGACACAGAAGCAAATGAGCCACCTCACAGGATGCCCTCCAGCCAGTTGTCGGGCATCGTGCGGGGGGCGAACCCCGAGTAGCCCGAGAGGGCAAACGAGTCTTCTCCTTTGAGCATCCGCGTGCAGGTCTCCGACCGCACCCACCCTGAAGACCGCTGGAACTGCGGGGGCAGCGTCTTGTCGACGTCGCCCGAGTAGCACTCGCCCCAGCTGTTGACGCAGAGCAGGGCCGGGTAGGGCTTCCACTTCACGCCCGCGAACATCATGCAGTGAGCCCACTGGCCCATCGGCGACAGGTAGCCCTCACGCTGGGTCATCGAAAACCCCTGCATCGAGCAGACGGCGACCGGGTAGCCGTTCTGGATCGCCTTCGCGGCGTCCTCGAATGTCGTGACGAGGGCGACCGTCGAGACCTTGTGGTTCGCGGCGTACTTCTCCAGGCGGTCAGGCACGCCGTCGCGGCCCCATTCCTTCTCTCTCGATCCGCTGTTGTCGTTGAACGTCTCCCCGCCGTAGTCGATGCCGTAGTGGAGCGTGCCGTACTTCGTCACGGCCTTCGCAGCCGCGCCGCCGTAAGAGCCGTCGCCGCCGAGGTTCCGCTGGC